GTCGGACAGGGTGGAAGCCAGTCTCACTTCGCGACCGATTCGAAGTACTGCGAAGTACTTCTAGCCATTGCGAAGAGCATATGGATCGTACACTTTTAGTATACGGAACCATAGCAAGGATCTCCAAGCGTTGCAGCGACCGGTTGTTTCTATACCGGAAGCCCAACTTCTTGTTGATATCCATGACGGGCCGATCTGTGAAAAACGCGACATAAGAACAGCACTCGCTGTTCGTGTAAGGGATCTTCCCATATTGGGAAATAATCATCTTACGAAGCAATTCACAGGTAGCCCAGTAGCCTCGTACGTAGAGCTCGTTAGAGTATTCTACATACGATAAGAGACTAGCAACCGTTGGGCGATGTGACCATAAGGTCCGCAACTTGAGCGGAGTTACATCAATGCCTCGAAAGGCATCGACGCCACAGGATTCTCGAAAGAATCCTCCTATGCAACACTTCTTTTGGTTGAACATTAGTCCAACTTTTGGGAAGTACTGCATTAGCAGCGCATAGTCTTCGCGCTTACATATGATGTCATCGCCATATACATATACTCTTCCTACGCATTCATGCATAGGGCAATTATAATGTATAGATAGCATCGCAAGTCCTAAGACATAGAAAGCAAACGCCTCTACGGGAAAGCATACAGCTGACCCCATAGGCGCGAACTTTTTTAGTCCCAAAACTGTACCATCAGGAAGCACAGTAGCTGCACTACGACAGGCTAATAAAGCCTGGTATAATTCAGTCCCGCTGAATAAAGATTCAACGAGAGACAGGGAAACCCTGTCAGAAGCTTCCTTCATATCGAGTGTAACATAGACACCCTTCTCAGAAGAGAGAAGAGAGAGCCACTGATTGATAGACTGGTCCGTGAAATTCACGTATCCAGCCGACCAAGGGTGGTGTTCCATGTACCGCATGAGCGAGCGGGCCAACCCTTGTTGGATCCACTGGAGCTCTAACGGTTCACAGGATATCAGACGAGGCCCTCGGGAGTCCTTAGGCACGAGTACTACTTTCGCAGTACCGTGCTCAAGAATTTCCCGAGACTGTATCCAATCGTAACAATCCGAGATATGGTTTCCAGAGTACATAAAGTACTCCGTAAACGGATAAAAACGCTCCAAAGTCCGGTAAATTCTTTTGAATTCACCTTTCTCTGCTTGCGTTTCACCCGTGGAAACGGATCCTGGACCGTGGGCGGGACTAATGTCCCGCGGATTGAACGAAGAAAAGAACCGCGTGCAAAACACGCGGGCTTTCTTAAGAACAGGGTCAGACCGGAAACAAGTTTCCGGAAGGGCCCTATCGGTCTCGACAAATTCGAAAATCGTTTTGATTTCATCGAATTCTGAATGTGGTATCTCCAGCTTGTACCAAAAATACAAGTACTGGCGCAATGCCTTAACCGTATCTGTCACGAGCCTTTCGGCTACGTCATCACGTAAATAACCACTATGGTTAAATACGTTAAGATACAACGATGCTGGAATTGCATCATCATATACAAACCCAACTTCTCCCTGAAGGGAGAGATCTAGGCTTTTGCCTAGAGTCGGGAGCAGGACCGTTAAATAACGGAGACCATGCTCAGCCATTCCGCTTGTCAAGGATAATTTCCAAGACTCGCGTTCAGACTGTGAGAGACAGAAACGATTAGCTAAATCGTCCTGCAATTTACTAGCTATTGTGCTATTTGGCATATATGTTAGACTAACTGCTAAGACGACCCTGCATAATTCCTCAGACCACTTACGTTACCAACGTGGCGTCTCTTC